TATTTCTTTAATTCAAGTATTTTCGCTGGGAAGGCTACAATTAACCGAAAAGCGGAAACTTCATCAGCTCATGATGTAGCCAAAAGGATATTTTCTAAAGTTCAATTTCAACCGACAACAACTATTCAACATGCTTCGTCTGAAATAGACCCTAGAAACTTATTATTCATTAACTTCGCTTCTAGGAGCTGGAATAGAAACAGAGTAACGACAAGGGTAGATATTAAGCAAAATGTATCAATGGACACGGAAACAATAGTAGAACGTTCAGCTTATAATTTTGCTGTCGTGTTCGTTAAGAATAAGGCAACAGATGACTATACAGACCCTCCTAAAATGTACACAGCAAAAAATAACGGAGATATCATAGATTATAGCACTTATGGCGGATACGGAACAGACTTGCCAGATGTAAGAACACCTAAAACATTGTTTTATGATAGAGATGACCACGGAAATCCTCCTGATATGTCAACTATTAAGGCTGAAATTTCTCCCTCCACGATCGTCACAAGATTAATCTTTAATCAAAATGAGCTCTTGCCTTTGTATGTTAATGACTTAGTTGATATTTGGTACGAGGGTAAACTATATTCAGGATATATAGCAGACAGAGTTAAAACAGAGTTCAATGATAGACTTATTTTTGTAGAAAGTGGAGACAAACCAAATGTTATATGAGTATGTAGCTACTTATGGCGACAAGTATAGAATAGATAGTTTTACAGGGTACAGAGAGCTTCGTAAAGACCACTTAGAACTATTGGCTGGTAAAGTGTATTATAATAGTGAAAACTCGCTTAGAATTGAAACTACGCTATTGTACGAGGTCGGTCAATTTGTATCAATTGGGGGCTATCCGTATGGTGGTAGAAATTTTAGATTGTTAGAGCTATCAATTACTGATAACCCAGTTTTAGATAAAGCGAAGATAATTTCAAGAAAGGTTAAAAATGACAATTAAAAACTTTACATTCTTTAGTCCAAACAGTACAGAGTTTCCAGTCGGTTCTAATAATGACGCAAAGTTATATATGATGTTGACTGGAATGGACTATGGAACAATTAGGCGCAAAGACTGGTCAAACCCAGTACATACAGCTCTTAACATTCAATATGTAAACACATCAATCATTGCAGGCGGTAGGTATTTTGAACTATTGAATGAAACTGTTGCCTTAAAAGGTAATGCAGTCAATTATATCCATGCAAACATTGACTTAACACAAACAGCAAACCCTGTAAGTTTATCAGCAGAAACAGCAAATAATAGTAATCGTGTTGATATAAACAACGGTACTGGCGTTTTGAAAGTTTGTTTTGATATTGTTACGACTTCAGGAACTGGCGTAATAAGCACTAAACCGACTGTTCAGACTAGTATTTTTGATAGTGTCAATAGCAACAATATTTCTGTAAATGATATATCACTTACAGGCTCACTCAATGTTCCAACTCAAAAGTGGACGGTTCAGACTACAAATGGTTTGATATTGAAATTTACTAAAAAGAATAATGATTTAGTAATTGTCGAATTCTTTGGAGAGGTAACACTTACAGCAAGTGGCAAAATTATGGGGGGAACATGGGTAGATTTTCCGTACCGCCCTTCTGTTATTCAAAGTCTTGTTGGTCATCTTGCCGGGTCAGGTGACAGTTTCCATGTTGACATAAGCCCAGATGGTAGTATTACTTGGTGGGGTCCATACGTTGGTTATGACGCTGTGACACCACGTGGTAACGCAAGTTACTTTATAAAATAACAAAATAGAAAGCAAAATAAAATGGTAACTAGAATGATTTTAATAACTATCTTGATTTTGGCGATTCTTTTCGCTACGTGGGTCAAAGATAGAGAAGCGATGAACCCACCTTTCAAACGTAGACTTGTGATTGATTTGACGGTAGTCTTCGCGCTATGGGTTTTATATGCAGTTTTTTACTTTACTCAAACTCCCTCAACTTCCGATATCGCTAAAACTGTAGTTAACGTAGGTTTGTTATACTTTGTAGGTCAGTTTATCTATTTAATCGCAAAAATTAGCCCTATGTTTGACGGTTTGGTTAAACTTATGAAAAAGAATGGTGTAAGTGTTCCTGAAGCGGAAGAAGAACAAACGGAGGATAAAAAAGAATGAATATAACTAATGCTGGTGTACGTGGGTATAATCCTACTGGGGTTGTAATTCACAATGACGCTGGTTCAAACGGTGCTAACGCTGGCTTCTACAATAACTGGTTACCTAATCATAACCCTGAAAATGGCTTTGCTCATGTTTATATTGGAAATGACGGAAGATTGCAGGCTTCTGACTTCTCTAATATGGCATGGCATTGTGCTAACTCATACGGTAATGCAAATTATGCAAGTTGGGAAGTATGCCAGTCAGAGGGAGATTTAACCCAGTTCTTGAGAAATGAGCAAGCGGTACTAGATGACGTTGCTAAGTACATGAAACAATGGGGACTAACTCCTAATCATGATACTGTGAAGCTACATCAAGAGTTATCATCTACTTCATGCCCTAGACGTTCCGTAGAAGCTCACGGTGGCAATGTAGAGAGTTGTCGCTCATACTTTATCGCAGAACTAAACAAACGCCTTACAGGACAAACTGGAGGCAATAACAACAACACAACAGAAAGCGGAGAAATTGAAATGTTTCTAATTAATTGTAAAGACACTAAAAATTGGTATGTATGTAATGGAGTTTCAGCACGACATATTAAAACCATTCGTATGCTTGGTGGTTTCCAAGGTAAATTTGGAGGAATCCAGTTACCAGAAACTATTATGTATCAAGATGAATTTGAAGCAGAGTATGGAAAAGTAGACTAATAAAAAAGACAGCTTTATAGCTGTTTTTCTTTTGTAAATGAAGATATCCTGCTTTCTATTTTTTGATTTTCAATTTGCTATCTATTTTATATTTTACCAAGTAGCCCATGCACTTCCACCTGAACCTTGGTATATACTTACAGCTTTGTCTAAATATTCTTGAGGGCTAAGTTGTGATACTTGACCATGTACGCTTTGGTTAATCTGTAATAGTCCCCAGCATGACAACTCATTCTCAACATAAGGGTTTACGCTAGATTCCTTGTAAATAACATCAAGCCATTTACTAGCGCTTACTCCTGTCTTACTTGCCATGTAATTCGCTGCTATGTCAGGGCTTACGCTAGACCAATTCGTCCCAATAATGCCATTAGTTGCTTCACTTGGTACAACTCTCTCATTTTCATCTTCTCCACTAACTTCTTTCGTCCTTTCGGCTTCAGGTTGTTCAGTTGCCTTATCATGTTCTCTTGCGATTCTGTCAGTTTCGGCTCGTTTTTCAGCTTCAACTCTTCGTTGATTTTCTTCACTAATTCGTTGTTCTTCAAGTGCTTTCTCCTTATCTTGCTTTATATGCTCATATTTTGTTTTCTCTTGCGTTTTAAACTCTTGTTCATATAATTGTGCCACAATATCATTAAAGTCCTTATCCGCCCTTTTATGAGCTTGTTGTATTAGTACGATACTTCTAGTTGTGTCATCTGTTAAAATAAAGATAATTACTCTCCTTTTTGTGCTTCAATTGCTTACCTGATTAACAGCTTCAATAATATTATTGCCAGCATTTATTAGAATTTCATCACTTACAGTTACATTCTTTCTTGAAAATAGTTCGTTCTCAATCTTCATAAAGTGCATTGCTTTAGCTAAAAATTGAGCTGATGACTCATAATATAATGTTTCTAGTTCATCATCTGAAAGCTGTGTCAAATCATCATTAGCAAAAGTTGTTAGTTTTCGCTTAATCTCTTTACCATTTTCTTCTTCTATATAGTAACGCTTCATCTATTCATACCTTTAATTTCAAATTTTTCAATAATATACCATTTAGAACCAAGCTCAAATGTGATTAGATAATTATTGAAAGGGTCTTTATTATTCAAGTCATTGGCAATCTTTCGTGCTGTTTGCTGTGGATATTTTGAGCTGTTTATCTGACTTGTATACTCGTGTAATATTATCTCATTGCCTCCCTTTGCATTCTACGCTTCAATCGTTGCTTATATAGATACTCTTTGCTTGGCTTTAAGCTATATAATAACTCATCTAGTAAGTCCATGGCTTCTACGCCTGTTCCTGAATTATTCATCTTTTTAAGTGTAAGCTCGTGCATTTCATCATCATTGAAAAACATAGTAAGATAAGGGAATGCTATGGTATTAGGTAAGCTCAAGCGTGATTTAGTTGTATGTAGTTTAGGATATTTACCTGTTTCAGCTTTAATTTTTAACTCAAGTTGGTTCATTCCGCTACCTTGCTCTTTCAGTACGTTAGTTATTCTTTCATATAATTCTTCATTTGTCATTATGCTATAACCTCAATTATTTCTGTATGCTTTTTAACTTCATATCTTTGTTCTTCTGGAAGTAATTCATTCCATTTTAAAGCCTCTTTTTTGTCATAAAACTTACGTGATTTAATTTCTTTTTCCAACATCCAAGATACTGTGTAGTATGTGAATTCATCTTTCATTATCCGATTACTCCTGTCTTGATATTTAATCTTTGCTGACTTGATAAGTGATATAAATTACACCACTTACAGTGATAAGCTCTAACTGGTATCTTACCAGCTTTCTTTTTATTATGCTGTGCATTTGCTATTGAATATAAAGCCCCCATTTTTGTGTATTTGCGTTTTTTACACATATTATTCACTAGCTTTCTTAATCATTGCTTGCTTATAAGCTACAATCGTTCCGTCAAACATAGCACTTTGGATTTCTCCTTGTTTAATAAACCCTTTTTGTTCTAATTGAATTACTTGTTTTGTTAATCCTTTTAGTGTAAATGCTGTTGCTACTTTAATTTTGTCCTTAGGTTTTCTGTTAAATAATTTCATTTATTTTTTCACCAAAACTTTCTATTTTCGCG